AGATGCGCATCGCCATCTGCCGCCCACGAACCCGAATGAAAATCTGACCGTTGTAGGTGTCCAAATCTACGGGGTATGTCTGCGTAGCTGTCACCGCTTCCTCTGCATCAAAGTTAGTGCCGCCGACAGATTTAGGATCGTTATACCCAGAGCCTGAGTTCTTCAAAGGCAGCAACTGCATCGTCAGGCTAGGTACGGTGTCGCCGTTCGACCCACGGAATGTCAGGTCAGGCAGTAAACGGTAGGCGAACGCGAAGTTATGACCGTCACCAATATCAAACTGCGAAGTAGTAATAGTTGCCGCAATAGGCAATGGGGCTTCTAGCGTACCGTCATCCACACCCAGTTCATGATTAACGATGTTGTTGGCGTAGGTAGCCGCAAGCGGGTATTCCCGTAAGCCTGTATCCAGCCAAGCCGAGCGCGCCATCGTGCCGTAATACCAGATGTCTTCCGCGTAGTTGTACACCACGTAGCGGTCAACCGTAAACGAATTGGTGGAGCAGTAGAAGAACCAGACCTCGTTGAAGCCTTCGTTCGTACTGGCAAATACTTGACTGAACTGCGAGATATTGATGTCGCTGTAGATGAACTGGCGCAAGTCGCAACGCAGAGTCTTTACCGTACCATCGTACATGTAGAACTTATCCACACCCATCCAGTAGGTGACGCCAGACGCCAGAACCGCCGCATTAGGGCCAGCGATAGACACATTGTCACCGAGAAGCTGTGTGCTCCAGATAAACGGAGGGCCTAAGTATTGCAGCGAGTACAACGTAGAATCTGTCCAAACTAGAATTTCTTGCCGACTCTGAAGCACCGACACGATGGTAGAGCCATGCGACAGACGCACACTACCCGCTTGGTTAGTAATCGCTGGAGTCCATTGGGTTACGGATTCTTGGTCTGACCAGCGGATAAGCATTGGGTCGAACACCGTGCTGTAGATATCGTTAGTGCCGAATGCAAGCACGAACCTAGAGGCATCAGAGACGATAAAGGTATTCACAGCCAGCGGCACGTTACTCGCCCCGGCCAAAGTCTGAACCGCTTTACCCCGATTAGTTAGCCCGTCAGCTATAGGTTGCCAGTAATATAGAGCGCCGCCACGAGGGGCGTAGATCAGATTTTCGCCGAAGTTAGAGGCAGTCCAAAGGCGGATGTTCGCACTTAATGGATCACCAATGCCCCACGTACCCATACCCCATTCGCCGATACCCCAGCCTTCAGTCGGCACTTGGATTTCTGAACCCACTGGAATTTGATACTGAACATAGACCGTACCGCCGCCTGTAGCTACAGAAACTGCGGGGACTGCGGAAGTAATATAGTAGTTATCTACGTCAACGACGGAAGTTACCGTATATTCGCCGACGATTGTAACGCCACCTACGGGCGACGCATTGGAGAAAGTAACAAAGTCCCCTACCGATACCCCGTTAGCTACGTCAGTAACTAAGACTAAATTCGGGTTAGTCAGGTTCGTTGTGAACGGATTAGTGAGCGTCTGCGTGTAGTTAAAGTACGTAAAAGCAACCGTACCGCCCCCCGTTACCGCCGACGTAGCCGCCGTAGTTACCACAATTGTGAACGTGCCAGAGGTAGGCACTGTAGCTACAACGTGGCGCGTATTTAATTCCGCCGCTGGAATACCGCCTACTGCCGAAGCGCCTGAGAAAAATACGATGTCCCCGGGGTATAAACCATGTGCAGCACTAGCTACTTCCACCGAAGTCGGCGTGGCTAGATTAGTCGTAAACGGGTTGGTTAATGTGCCTGTGGTGTCAACGCTACGGAGCGGTGTAATGTCGTAATAAGTACCGCCATTCTCAACGTAGTACTTTAAGTTAGTGCCAACCCCGAGGAAGTTACGACCAAGCAAAGTGATCCAGTTCCACAGCGAGCGGCACACGCCCAAGAACGTAGCACCTGAAATCCGTTGCCAACCACCAATCTTTTCAGGCGTACCTTGGCGAAAGCGAATTTTATCGGACTCGTAATAACCCCCTTCGTTGGTGTACCGCGTGTTCTCGCGGTTTACCCCGCTTTTCAGCACAAGTTTTTGTAATGGCATTTTTTACCCGTTTAGGTACATTGCACGTTCATCTTTACGGCGGGTTTCCAAGCCCTTCTGGACTATACCACCCGCCATTCTGTATAGCAGAAAAGCATCACTAGCGCCACCAAAATCGCCACGGTTGTGCCTAGCACGGATCGACGAACTCTTTAACCGGCCTAGCCCAGCATTGAATGCAAAACTGACAAGTGCGTTGTACCTGCCTTGAGTAAGCCCACTAGGGCAAAGACGTAGAACGCCTCTTTCAAACCTGCCAAGGTCTGCTTTAAGAATCTCATCCACTTCAGCATTCGTTAGTCCCCTGTCCCACTCTGCTGGACACTTTAATAAGCCCGCAGCTTTAGCTTCTTTGCGCTGAACGAACGTCATTTCCAGATGTTCTTTCGGCGCTATCAGATGCCCAACTCCCGTCGTCCACAGCAGCACACTATCTAAGTAAGGTTTCTTTCTTACTCCCTCGTGGTACTTCAGTTCATGCAGGGCGGTAAAGTTCATTTTTTGCTGCATTTATCAAAATGATAGCGCCGCATATTTCCCCCACCGCCAGATACTGCGCAATGTGGGCAAGTCACAATTTCCCTTTTACCTTTGCAGGCTACGCTTAATTTTTTAGCGTAATCAGGGTTTGAGTTTCTTTTCGCCGCGCCAGTTTTATATTTCTCTGGGTTCCTAGTTAAACCACTAGCCCCGTCAGCGTGTGGTGCTAAGTTATATAACCAAGACTGTCCCCATGCGGACTGCAATAAAGCTGTTTCAAATTGCCTAGCGTCTTTTATGGACTCTGTTTTTGCGATTAGCTGGAAATCAAAATCGTTAATGTCTAATACCAAATTACGCAATGCAGTAATTAATGTTACATGCCCACGTTTAATGTGGGACTTATGATGCACAAGTCTGCGCTCTACATTTGAGCTACTGCCAATGTACATTTTTTTATCTGCTTTATTAATTACCGCATACACGCCTATTGTCATTTTCGGAAAGCCCTCGTTCCAAAATAAAACGAAATTACAGACGCCCAAATGGTCTGCGTATCGTCGTCCCAAACTAAGTCCATCATGTCGTGGAAAGAAGCGTTCATCGTCCATGCGTACCAGACACCAGCAATATCGACAGCTACGAGCAGGAAGAACAGGCCGTACGTAATAGTAGGCCGCACCATCGCACGAGCATTAATCACCCACTGGGATGCGCCTTTGCCGATCTCGATGTCGTGGGCGTAGAGAGACTGCCGTTCAGCCGCTTGGGTCTGAATACTAATCTGATCGGTACGGATTTCCTCGATATGCTCCTGCGCTTGGAAGCCCGCCTTCTGCATCTCCATCTGCGCCTGCACCTGAATCTGAGCCATTGCCAGTTCGTGCTTCTTGTCCTGCTTGTCTTGGAAGAAGTCTAGTAACTTGGGTAGACCGCCGCTTAAAAACGAGATCAAAGTTGTCAGTAAGGTCATCATCAGTCTTTACCCCCGTTTTTAAACATCCACCACACAGCGTACATAATAAAGCTACTGATCGACACACCGAACACCACGGCTAACCACTCTTGGATATTTTGAATACGCTGCTCTTTCTTGCGCTCAATCTCCCGCAGCCGCATACGTTCTAGCCTAGCTTCTTCCTCTATTGCATCTCGCCGCTCTTGAATGATGGCATCGCGCCGTTGGCACATCTCTTCGTACAGACCGGACTCGTTACCACTGCCGTAGATCAGAGCCTCACGGAGTTCCACTTCCAGCTTGAACATCTGCCTGCTGGCAAACATAGCGTCAAGTGCCTCGGCAGTAGCATCTTTCTGTACCGGCTTACCTAACTTCTTGTCGTGCTCTTGCTGGACTACCGTAGCCTGAATTTGCCCCTGCGCCGTGAAGAACGCACTAATATCGTGGTAGCACTCCTGTACTTCTTTTCCGAGGGCGATTGCCTCTTTTACGCCAGCAACTGCCGCCTTGGCTATTGCGAACGCTGCCCCGATTGTGATTGGGTCCATACATCACTTACTCCGGTACTGGCTCAGTCGGCGTAACAACTTCCTCAACTACAGGAGCCGCAAAGCTACCGTCTTCCTGTCTAACCCAACCGGCTTGTACATCGTCCGCAACGGGGCACAATGTAGCTACAATCGCAGGAGCAAAGCAATCCTCGATCATAAAACCATCAATAGGTGTGACGATCTCAGCCACAGCGTTATCTACAATTCGTCCGTATCTCATAATTTTCACCACTCCACAATGACTAAACCTTGACCGCCGGGACCGTTAGAACCGGAACCGCCGCCGCCACCCCCGGGGATGCCCCCCATAACAACTGCACCGGGACTATTCCCCCCGCCGCCACCATTAATCCCATTCGCAAGAGCACCGCCCCCACCAGTACCGATAAAGTCAATAGAGAATTGCTGTAAACCAGAAGTAGGTAGCGTAAAGCTATTTGTATTAGCTTGCGCTCCTTGCCCCATAAAACCATTACCCCCGCCAAAACCAGCAGCAACAGCTCCCCCGGACCCCGCGCCACCCGTACCGGGTAAACCGTATAGACTTCCCGCTGTAGGCGCTGACCCGCCGTTACCTATAAGGGAAGCTGAACCCCCGCCGGACAGTGCAGTAGAGTTTCCTAACCCACCAGAAAAATTAATATCCCCGCCTGAACCCGTACCAGCAGCGCCGCCCGTAGTGAGGCCACCAGTAGCAGAGCAATAAGAACCGAATGAAGATGTACCACCTGTAGGAGTACCCGAAGTGCCGCCCGCACCAACTGTGACCGCAACGGAAGTAACGCCTGTTAAGTCGTAAATGGTTTCCATTGAAAACCCGCCACCACTACCGGAGTTATAACCGCCACCACCCCATACACGAGCGCGAACTTTACCGATGCCGGGAGGTACACTCCATGTGCCAGAAGCGAAATACATTTGAACTTGACCGGTACCGAATACGCCGGAGATGGGGTTGTACGCTGTTGAAATTGTTTGGATAGCCATTTTTTACCACTCCACAATAACTAAACCAGCAGCACCGCTTGCAGATGCGTTCCCACCCCCACCGCCCGGAAACCCCCCTCTAGCACCAGTACTAGCGTCTGACCCGCCACCGCCGCCATTTACACCCGGCATTGAAGATACCCCCCCACCGCCAGTGCCGATAAAATCAATAGAAAATATAGGGGAAAGCCCAGAGGTATTCATCGTGCGCCCTTGCGCGGCAGTTCCGTTTACACCACCACTACCTAAAAAACCATTCCCTCCCGCAAGGCTTGCAGTGGAGCCTGCCCCTCCGCCTGACGCACCGTTCCCGCCGTTAGTAGCGTTAGTGCCGCCATACCCACCATTACCGAATAAAGATGCCACACCGCCACCGCCACCGCCAGCACCGCCAGTGCCGCCTAAACCCCCAGAATAGTTAATATCCCCGCCAGTTCCCGCGCCTACTACACCGCTTGCTGTAGCGCCACCAGTGGCAGAGCAATACGAACCAAATGAAGAGGTGCCGCCCGAGGTTGGGGTTGCCGCACTGCCGCCCACGCCAATAGTCACCGCAACGGAAGTAACGCCGGTTAGGTCATAGATAGCTCTTAAAGAAAACCCACCACCGGAACCTCTATCGTAACCACCCCCACCCCAGACTCTTGCTCGGACTTTACCGATGCCGGGAGGCACACTCCATGTACCGGAGGCGCTGAAGAACTGCACCTGCCCTGTGCCAAAAACCCCGGTGATGGGGTTAAAGGCTTGCGCTATTTCTTGGATTGCCATTATTAGGTTCCTTGCAATGTAATAGCCCGGCCAGTGATAGTACCCTTAACACCCGGAACGCCTTGACCTTGGTGATCGAACGCTCGGTACGTTGTACCCGCTGGGTAAGTCGAACCTAACTGCGCTGTACCGCTAACCTGCACCAGACCTGCACCGCCAGCCGGTACCGTCTGCAAAGCCACACCTGTGAACACCGTGTTCTGGATCGCTGGTGAAGCCGAAGTTGTGCCGGGGTAGATGTTGATTGCGGTTGATGGGTCGGTTGAAGTTAGTGTTACAGATTGTGTACTATTGTAAGCTCCGCATAAGATTGCGTAATTTAATTTTTGGTTAACATCAATATACGCAATACCCACGTTGTAGCCATAACTAGGTGTCAAACAAACTTGGGAAAAGTTACTAGTTGTATAGGGTACAAGGGTTGTACTTAACGCTACGGATGTGCCGTATACATACATTTGTAAAACAGAGCCTATACGACTTACCGCTACTGGCATGCCAAACCCATTCACCCCTACACCCGTACCGTCTACCGTAGTAAGCCCTGTTAGCTGCGGGGCAACGCCCCAACCAGCATTAGCGGTTACATTTGCGCCATATACATTTACAGAAGTAGGACCATTTGCGTAAGGCATAAAAACAAACCCGCTACTGTTAGCTATTGCGCGGCCATTTTGTAGAGGGGTAGAAATTCCTGTTACTTGGGCAAAAGCAACTTGTGATGTAAAGGTGTTTCCAGAAGGGTTAGTAAAAGTAGCGGAATATTGGATATTTGTAGTGTATCGCCCTGATACAAAAAACCCACCAGTGCTAAACCCACACACCGTCAACTCTTTCATGTCAGCACTGTTGATAACTGTGTCGCCTACAAGTTGAGTATTAGTATTATCGTAAACTCGGTAATTCGGGAAGTTAGCAGAACCTGAATACATGATGATGTATCTATCACCGGTAAGACCGGACACGCTAGTAACGTACCCACTTGTGCCAGCGGAGGGGCTATTTATAGTTATAGTAGAACCAATTTGCGTAAACGTGCTGGAATATAGTTTTACGTAATGAACTGAAGTATTTCCATCTGTCCAAGAAATTACAAATTTACCGCTAGTTAATGCCGATATAGATACTTTAGAAAATGCTTGGAATGAAACATTTGCCCCAGAAGCAACTGAAATCGTTTGTATGAACGCCCCAGTAATGGAATACACAGCTATGTTTACGATGCTCGTACTTAATATATAAGCAATCAATACCCGCCCATCAGGCAATGTAGTTGTTGATATACTAACCGCATTAGTTGTGTTAACAATTTCCGGGCTTTTAACAATCGTGCCTAACGCACTTCCCGCAAAATACGTTCCGGCAGCAATACCAAATGACGCTGATAAAGGTGCAGAGCCTGACGGTGTGTAGACTGTAGGGGTCCCGGTAACAGAACCAATAACTTGAGTTGACGGTGTTACATTTATTACCTGATAGGTTGTAGCGTCTATCGTGGATGAAAGCATAGCAAATGCGTTACTACTAGCTGCAGGTGGGTAATAGGCGGTGATGTACCCGGTAGGTGAGGGTAAAAACGAAAGGTGTAAAGCACTAGTAATAAAAGTTTGCGGTATAAGAACAGGTCTAGCCGCAGTAGAAGCGGTCCCTGCCGTTGTCCCAGATAGGCAAGTTCCTGTGGAATCGAATACTGCGTAACAATAGAAATAGCCGTTATATCCAGCACCTGCACCTGCGGCAAGGCCAGTACCGATAATAAATTTACCACCCGATAAAGGCGTTACACCTACAATTGCTGTCGAACCTCCTGACCCACCAGTGTAATTTCCAGCAGGGATATAAAATTCGCTTCCTAATACATTACCTGCGGGTAAGAACCTAAACGCGACAGCAGGTTGGCCGATAGCATTACTAGTTACAATAACAAAAGTTGTGCCATCACTTAAACAAGTTGCATCTGTATAACCATTAAACGTACCGGCGGTAGACGCGAAACTTGTACTGCCTACAACCGCAGCGCCTACAGAAGACCAAATAGCATACACGGTAGATATGGTTGTAGCGTTTCCAACTAATAAAAAAGAACCATCGCTACGCACTGCTAATCCTATTATATATCCGCCAGCCGCCGTACTAAAATTTACCCAAGAAAAAGCAGCGACACCATTAGCCGCATAACCACGAGCGTTAATAACGTTTCCAGTACTCGCGTAGTAAGCAATGATAAAACCACCGCTAGGTGTAGCTTTAACGCGAATAGGGTAGGCTGGATTACTAACATTAGTGCCGCCCAAATCTTGTTGCGGGACAGACACTACAGCCCCGGCGTTGCTATACACCGCATAACAAGGGCGATTCGCTGTGCCACCCGCAGAATTTATCCAAGCTACTGCAAAGCCGCCGCCAGTTAGAGCCGTTACTGCGATATCGGGAGTGCCTGATAGAAGAAAGGTAGCTGAAATAGAAGTAGTCGCAACAACTACAGTACCTGTGGGGCTTAAAATTCTAAACGAGGGTTCATTGGTACCACCAAGAAAAAATACTTGTACGATATTACCGTCAGTTAAAATATCAGTAAAACTGTTAGTGCTACAAGCCCCATAAATGCCTATGCTAGAGCTAACCGAACCAGTTAATCCACCTAGCAATGCCGTTGGAGCTGAAGCTGGTACGCTGCTGTTGGTCGTGCTGCTGATGGTGTAGGAGTACCGTAGTCGCCCGTGGAACCGTTGAAGTAAACAAGGTCGCCTGCGTTAAAGCCAGCAGCACTTGATACCGTAATTGTTTGTGGTGGGGTTGGTGCTGGTGTAATTGATCTCGACATGTGTTACTCCTCGTATCCGTAAACGCTGACGCTCAGGCCAGCGACGCTTGCATAAACTACCACGTTCTCGGCTGCATTAGCGACTATACCGCC